AATGCGCCCGTAGCCTGCTGGCCCATACGCTCCAAGTCTTGCATGTGGGCATACGAATTCTGGTCTGGGCCGCTAATGCGGAACTCTTGCAGAACCTCTGACGGGTTGCCGCGCGTACCCCAGAACTTACCGGGCCATGCGTTCATGTTGCTGCCCGGAGGCATGCGTGTTAGGTCGCCAGCGAACATCGGGTTGTTGGACCAAGCGAGCGCATCAATACGTGCGCGCATCTCGGCATCCATGGCCCTTTGAACGTTGGCAGCTTTCTCTGAGACACCGCGACCGTAGAAACGGTTGGGCACTGACTCGTGTTGGTAGCTAACTATCAAGCGTTCACCTGTAACTAGCGGGTTTTCTATTACTCGCAGTAGGTGTGTCTCGTTAGCGATCGTAGCAATGACTTCCGTCATGTCCGACTCTTCAATAGCGTCTATCATAGCCTGTGGCATGTCTACGCCGTTCTTAGCCGCCTGCGCTTTCATAAAGCAGCGCGTAGTGATAAGCCCGTAGTACTCAGTAATGAATACAGTCTCGCCTTGGTCTTTGCGGTTGCCCTCTTTCGTGTCTCCACGGTTAGGGGATACCTGTCTAGCGCGGTACGTGCCTACCACAAAGCTGTTATCGTACGCGCCTTGCTTCTGCCGACGTTGTACGGTAGACAACGGTAGCGTGAACTCGTGTGCGCAACCCTTCATGCCGTCAATGTCTCGGCAGGCAGGGTCAGCCACAAAGCTACCCGGTTCGATAGCAATAGGCTTGATGGACACGACCTCAGTTACGTGCTTCTTGTAGTTTCCTTCCTTATCCCTGACCATCTTGACCTTATCTTCGGTCAGGATCTGGATTTTCGTGATACCCGTACCGTAGAGGCAGCCATTTAGTGCTGTCAGGGCGAATTCGTCGATGAAGCCGCCTTCACGCATGTCCTGCACGAGCAATTTACGCGCGGCATCGACATCGTCGTGCTCTTCATCCCCAACATCGTCAGGCAGGTCAATGAAGTACTCTCGTCCGAGGACGGCTTCAATGATCTCAGCGCTAGTAAGGTCGACTGACATGGAGGTAAGGGGAGATATGAGCTTGCTACGCTCAGTTTTGAACGACTTGTGCTGTGGCATCCAGAATCCGCGCCACTTGGCGTAGAACTCGTCCCACAAATCTTCAAAGTCGCCATCACGTAAGTCTCTCCACGCCTTAATGTCGCCCATAATCTCAGCAACGACATCCCCACCCGCGCCGGCTTGGCGCTTGCGTGCGTCGGTGTTGCCTACTTCGCGCTCTCTTACGATTGAATTAGCCATTAGTATCCTGAGTATGAGTCTAACGCATGGTAGCGCGTAGATGCTTCCAATTCTGCTATATCGAAGTTGCCCATTGTCTCAGGGGCCATCTGGTCGATATATGCTAGGGAGTCGATGAGATCATCATGTACGTAGCGAGACGGGAACGAGACAGCCTGATCGATCAGCTTCTCTATCCACAAGTCAGCGCCTTCCTTTTCTTGCATCAAGTACACTTCGCCCTTCTGAACCCGGCCCTGTAGCGCCCACTGTACGCGATCGTACTTGCGTTGGTTGCCATGGGTCAGTGGAACAATCTCGAACCACCTATTGTACTTAGCCATGTAGTCTCTGAGGTACGGCTCGACGGCGTTCTTCAACGCCCCTATCTCGATACCTACCAGAGGGACTTGGTAATCTTTGGCAGTCTTGACAATGCGGTACGCCGTTTCGCGCGTGTCCCACTTACCGTGCTGCACTTCTCTAACAAACCAGCGTCCTGCATTGTCGATCGACACAACCGATATGGCGGTGTCGTCTAAGCGGCGCTTCTCGTTCTTGCGGTCTGGGTCGGATGCGAACCCGGCCAGATCGACTGCAATCATCGTATCGTATTGGCCCGGCGGCAGTTCTGCGACCACGTTGAATTGGTCTTTATTGAATAGCTGCCCAGAGCTGGCAATGAATTTGGCTTGTATTTCTTGGTCGTATAAATCCGAGCTGCCTCTGGCATACTCGGCGGCCAACGCTGCTCGCTCGTCCTCTTGGATAAGCGGATTGTCGTCCATGGAGTAGTTGAATACTCCCCATTCTTCTTGTCCAATGGCGTCTTCGACTAGCTGATAAAAGTGGTTACGCCCTTTGGGGGTTCCGATAAAAAGAGCACCGCCCCGTACGTCAGCCAATGCTGGCCTAATAATCTCCGGCCAGACGCGCGGCGGCATGTCCGCGTACTCGTCTAACACACAGAAACGTATTTTCATGCCCCGGGCAGCGTCAGGATCGTCCATGCCGAGCAGACGTATGCGACAGCCGCCCAACTCCGGCGGTAACTCTATAAGTGATGTCTTTTCAAGCATGCGCACTGGCAAGCCTGTAACAGATTCAATCTCTTGCGCGAACTTCTTAAAGTAGGGCCATGCGTTACGCTTAGCCTGTTCGCGATCTATGCCGACGTAGATGACCTCTGACGAGTTGTCAAGGGCTACGCCCCTAGCGTTCTCTGTGGCTAATGCTTCCTCGAAGCATCGGATGACCGAGAACACGGTCTTACCGAAACGTCTCCCCGCGGCTACGATTTTGAATCGCGCTGGGTGGGAGTGAATCTCTGTCTGGGCTGGGTGTAGGTTGAACTGTAATTGTGCCATGTTCCCTCATCTGGCAGTTACCTTAGCCGTCTACCCATCCGTCCTGCAAACCTAGAAGCAGCCTCATTAAAGCCAGTAGGATTTGCGCTGTCAGAGAACTGCCGCGCCTGCATAGGAGATTCCTGTGCTTGCATAGGCGGAGACTGCTCTACCATCCCACCCTTATCGGGCGGAGCTACCAGAGGCTGTGCAGAGTTCATAGGCACAGGCGTAGCTGGCATTGCCATGGCTTGCGTCTGTTGCCTTGCACGAGCGTTAGCAACCAATGCACCAAAGCCCTGTGGGGCTGCGGGCGGTTGTTCCGTTGCCTGCGGGGGCGGAGCGCCCGGCTTCGAGATAGCAGCTTGTGCTGCCTGTGCAATGCCGCTAAACGTCTTGCCCGGCATGTTGGTGTTGGTAAAGTTAAAGCTCATTGACTTTCATCCGTTGTCTGCCCTCTGCGCTGACGCTCAGTGCTAGGGGGTGGTGTGCTCAAAGGCGCACCGAACGAACGAGTTCCCTCATCCTTTTCAGGTTCTCGCTCGGTACGGTGAACTTCTGATACCGAGACGCCGTTGTCGCGAGCTACAGGTGCAGGGGTAGACTCAGCGGGCTTAGCGCCCTTGCCTTCCTCTGCATCCTTGATCGCGCCCCTAGTACCGCGATAGTCGCGGTGCTCGTACTCGATTTCATCAGCCATTATGCGTTACCGGGAATAGGTGCCGTAACCACTTCGCCATTGCCTTTAGTGCTAGTAGAGGCACCATCGTCTTTAGCGATATCTTGAGCAGAGCGAGAGCTGATAAGTTTCGGCTCGTTGCCCGCGCTCGTTGCGGTGACTAAAGGCTTGCTATTCTCGGCATCTGTACACTGGCCGGGATATACGCCCTTACTCATTTACTTAGTTCCTGTTTCTTTCGCCGGGACCGGGGCTTCGCCTTGGCCGAGCTTTTTGCCGATGTTAACGGTGAGGGCTTCGTAGCCTTTGTTGTGGAAGCTGTTGGTGCCTTCGCCGCCTTGCTTGGAGTCCGTAGACTGCCTTTCTTTTTCGGACATGGTCTTTCCTCTTTGATTTCTGTGTAGTCGCCATCGATAACCGCTGTTACGGGCACTGTGGCATTAGGGTTGGTTCGAATGATGATTTCTAAACGCCTGTCGGATTTTTCAGTCTCTTCCGCCTCTTTAAGCGGAACGGCTGGCATAACCCTGTCTAACAACAACTTCATTGCACTAATCGCGTCCTTGTCGTCACCTTGCGTGGCGATGTCGAGAACTCGACTGATCCCGTCTAACAGTTTCTGAGCCTGTTCCGGGCGGCCAACGTAGTCGCGCAAAGCGCTTTCTAGCATCAGCCGTTCGTGCGTTATGTAGTTCTTCAACCCCTTGGCTTTACCCTCGGGGTTGCCAGACTGGCCGGGGATGAATCTTCCCTTGTCGTCCCTCACGACTGGAAGATTATCCATTTACGGTCCGAACGCTAGGACGTTCTGTTTCGGCTTCAGTACAATGCCGTTCGCAGTCGCTGCGACAGAGAGAGACGTATTCGCGTCTGAGACTTCCAAGTTCTGACAAACGATGGTGACTGTATTAGCAGACGCCACGAAGGCGGAAACGAGTACAGACACGTTATCTTGCCCAGACGAAATGAGAACGAAGTCGCCAAGTGCTGCGCCAGTAACCGTTATATCTTTCGTGCCTGCGGCTGACGCCACGAGAGATGCCTCTGCGAGCGAGACTGTGAAGGGAATTATGTCGAACAAACCCTGAAATTGTTTGGGGCCTTGTACCCCTACGACCACTGACGTAGCGGTCGTGAGTGTTTCCATTGATGTAGCCATGATTGTGCCTCGTGTAGTGAAGTGCTTGAGTTTTAGTTATATGCGGCCCTCTAACGGGGCTATGGTAATTAGATGTCTCTGCGATTCATTCGAGCGTATCGCGCCTTCTTTTCTTTCGACCAATTCGTCACTTTGGGAATCAGGTCGCGCTGCTTCTCTCGGTGCTCATACGCAGACTCGGTAGAGTCCTTGATAGGGACAATACGCGGTTCCCCTCCAGTAGCTGCTGGAATAGGCCTAATCCGATTGGCGGCTATTCGCTGCTTCTGAGCGAAGACAGTGGTTCGGGCTATGTTGTCTCTCTTAGTAGGCTCTGTCATAAGGTTAGCTCGTTCTAGGATACTGACTGTTGTCGGAACTGACCGAGGGGGAATCTGCCGTAGCTGCTGCCTAAGGTTGGGAAGATGCCGTTTGACATATCTTCTAGCTGGGCGTCTGTAAGCCGGGTGTCGTACCAACGCGCTGCGGTATAGTGTGCTCGTGTTGGCAGATATGCACCGGTGGATGC